ACACGCTCGACAGACAAGCCGACTTTATCTGCTTGGAAACCTGCATCGGTACGCAAGTAGTACAAGCTCTTTAGTTTGCTCTTCCACGCACGTAGGTGTACTGAGTTCACGTATGAACGTGGCGATCCCGCAGGGAAGAACAGGTTAACAGACTGGGCTTGACACACGTACTTCTGGCGGTTGCCCGCATGTTCTACGACCCATCCTTGATCAATTTCGTACGCAGTTTTGAAAACATACTTTTCTTCCTCGTCGAGGAAATCGAGATGTTGGACTGACCCTTGTTCTGCAACAATGGACTTCCATACGCTCTTGTTGTTCTTGCCTTTCTCTTTAAGCAGGGCTTCGAGATAGGGATTCGTAACGAGGTGAGCACCTGCACGAGTACGATGGGTATAAGCATTAGACTTATTAGGCTCAATAGAAGGGGAACAGCCACAAATAATGCTACTGTTAGCATTAGGAGCGATGGCAATAAGATGAGCGTTGCGCCGACCTGTTCCAACCATGTCGGGAGCTTCTCCCAGTTCTTTGCCCAACTCGAGCGTAGCCTGTGAAGCTTCTGAGTGAATGTGTGAGAATAATTTTTCATTCGCGAACTTAGCACTTAAACCTTCCCATGCTATGTTGTTGCGTTGTAGGTAGCCATGAAATCCCATCGCGCCAAGTCCGATGGAACGCTCGCGTTCTGCGGAGTAGCGTGCTTTCGATATTTCATCTGGTGCGTGTTTAATAAAGTGACTAAGGACATTGTCCAAGAATCTGACAAGGTCTCTAACCATTGGGGTGTTGGACCAGTCGTCAAAGAGTTCGAGGTTGACGCTTGAGAGACAACATACTGCTGTGCGTTCTTCATTTGTCGGGAGAGTGATTTCAGAGCAGAGGTTGCTTCCCATAACTCGCAAACCAAGTGCCTTCTGTGCCTCTGGGAGTTGTCGATTGGACTCGTCGATAAAGTGTAGGTAAGGTGACCCAGTTCTAAACCGAGCCTCAAGTATGCGTTGCCAAAGTTTTCTAGCATCGAGAGTATCTCGGACGGTTCCATCGTTCGGATCGATGAGCTGCCAGTCTGCTCCATTTTCTACAGCCTCCATGAAAGCATCTGTTATGTTTACGGCATTAAATAAGTTAAAACATTTGCGGTTGATATCACCACCGGTAGGTACCTTGAAGTTCATAAACTCCACGATGTCAGGGTGTGAGATATCGAGGTACGCAGCGTAGCTTCCCTTACGGGTCTTGCCCTGCTTCCACGCTTGCATGCCGGAATCGATAACCTTCATGAACGGGATCGGACCCGGGGCTTTATCTGAGATGCCCCGTACGTCCGACCAATGACCACCTACACCACCACCCTTTACAGATAGCCAAGCCACTTCAGCGTTGTGAGCAATAAGAGACTCGAGATTGTCGCCGATATAAGTAAGAAAGCAAGATATGGGTAAGCCTCGTACTGGTTCTCCATCTCGTGGTGCGTTAGAGAGTACAGGACTAGCAAACATAAACCAACGTTTACTAACATAATCATATATTCGCTGTGCAAATTCATAGTCGCCCTCACAGTAGGCTAGCGCAGTACGTGCAAAAGCATCCTGCGGACTATTCTCACCTTCTTTTAGGTAGTAGTCCTGCAAAAGCTTCATTGCTTGTTCAGTAAAGTTCTCATCTCTTGAGTAGTCGATTTTTATTTTTTTCACTTAAAATACCCTTGTACCTTATACACACCGTATTCTTTCTCGAGAATCATATCGATGTAGTGCCTAGCCTTCTTCAAGTCTTCGATACCGTTCTTGTCTTTGTAACGGCATACATACTTAATTACATTGCCTTGCATGTACGAGAGTTCATTCTGAGTGATAAACTCGATGGGTTGTATTTTCATTTTGGCGTAGTGATCGCCACCAACTTGCTTGTCTGTGTTTGTCATTGTAATGGTCCAAATTCAACTTCGATAACATTACCCTCAATCTCACGAATACGTTTCAGATTGGCGGGGTCTATTTCATCTTCAGGAACTTCTTCCGCGATAGCCTCAAGAGTCACACGCTCCAACCCGTGTTCATACACAGTGTCAAAGTCGTCGTTTAATTGCCCGAGAAGCCCTTGAAGAACGACATACGTCGGGTCATAGATTTCTTCACCTTCGTTCTCCACAATGGTTGGAGCTGTAGAGTATGCACGTACGGAAAACGAAGTGATGCCGCCCTCCTCATCTTTCAGCGGCTCTAAGACAAGGTAGTAGCGGTTCTTAAGTAAACCTGCTTGCTCAAATTCGTCGGAATCATAATCTTTCATTTCTTCTTCATCCATTCTTGGGGAATGTGGATACCTTCCGCCCATGTTATACCGTACCGATCACACCATGTCCCATAAGTCGTTTTACTAGTGCGATTAAGTTTGTTATTACCACGTAAGAATAACATACGGATATCAGCATCGGGGTTCTGATCAATCACCAAACGCATCTTCGTGCGGTCAGCGGGAGAGAAGTAACCCTTCGCCTCGATGTAAATATCTTGTTCAGGTAAATAAAAGTCAGGGAGGTAATTCTTTGGTTTAGGTACGTACTCGAGTTTGTACATCTCATAGTCGTACGGGATTTTTGCTTCCGCTAGGGCTTTTGCAATTTGCAATTCGTAGTCAGAGCGGAACTTGTGTCGTTGAGGTTTCATAGGTTTTGCCAGATGTCCACGTAGTTCATCACATATTCTGCGAGGGGCGGGCTTGTGTCACGGAGCTGCCCGATGGCATCCGCATACTCTTCTGCGGGAAATAAAACCACCGCCCCCATCGAGAGAACCCGCTGAATCCGCGCCATCTCCTGAGACAGCACGTCTTGGTCCCTACGGAACGTTGTGTGTCCTAGTGTAGCCTTCCCTATGTCTGCCCACAAAGTCAGCGGATAGGCTCTCTCAAAGACTCTGCCCCAACGTATGTACGGGGTTCCGGTGCCGCGGTCACCTTCGATGTAAACGCAGTGCGCGTTAGGATTCAGACTCAGTAGATTTTTTTCTACTTGTTTCATTAACAACAGGGGCATCTTTCTTCTCCAATTTACGTAGGGTAGCTAACGCGTCTGCTTTGACGCCGAGACCGTAGTCGTTTAGCTCTAACTGAGAGAACACACGACCTCGTCGGTACGTGTAGCCTTCGTGCTCGTAAATTGTGTTGTGTAAGATATCCTCTGCCATCGGACGGAGTTCTTCGACCACCATCTTATTGTGACGGATCACGTCCTGCTGAATCTTTTCACGTAATTTAATGATTCGCTGCTGCAAATCGATTACTTTCTTTAGGTCCTTTTCGTTCATAGCTCTTTCACTTTGAGTGTGTGGTACCACGTGAGGGGCTTAGACTTCGCCTTCGACGTGACTTTCGGGTGCTGAATAGCTTTGGGGAAACACTCCGAACGATAGCCACAGAACGTACACTGCTTGTTGAGAAGTTTATTACCTGTATAAATCTTCTCGCCTTTTACGGTGTAGCACTCGTCTTCGGGTTTCATTGGCGGACGCTTGAAGGTGTGACCTGAGTTCAGCTTACGGATATTCTCTTCCGCAATACCCATAAATTCTTCACGGTCTTCGTCCTGTACGTCTGGAGCCTGTACAAACTGTATCTCGCCAGACGATTTATCTACGACAATCCACCCACCGAATGGTAGGTCTTTCGATGCTGCATAAAGGTAGCCTTGAACAAGGTACCCGAACGGATCGTCGCCCTTCATATTATCATACCCTTTTCCGAACTTTTGTGAATAGGAAAATGGGCTTGCAGATTTAATGTCCCAGACTTTTTTCCCGTCAACGGGATCGTCCAAGACAACGTCGAGGGTGCCGCGCACTTCGGTGTCAGCCAAAGTTAGTGAACACTCTCCTTGTTCCTCAACAATATCAATGCCTGACGCTTTCATCACAGCCATCACTGCTGCTTCGACAAGGTCACCGATAAGGAAACGGAAGATCGCATTGTACTGCATCTCTTCGTGCTTCCCGTCACGTCCCATGACTTGTTGACAGAGCGGGTGACCCAGACCTGACATCCGGATACGCCACTCCTGACCACGACCACCAAACTGCTTCTCGAAAGCCTGTTGGCAGTCCCGTGCAAATTCCTCAATAACAGAAGGGGGGACTGTTACCTCCCCCCGTACTGCTTTCTGAAGGAAGTCTTTAATGATGACTTCCGATAACATTAGGTAAAGTCTGCTGCCAAGTCGATATCCTCTTCATTAGCTTTCGCTTTCACCGACTCGCGGTGCTGTTCGAGGATAGCGTTGTTAGAGGCTTTAACACCATCTAAGAACATCTTGGTTGTTTCCAACGCAGAGTCGTCCATCTTTGCTTTACCTTTCTGGGTGAAGACTGGGGTGTAATAAATTACAGAACCCATCTTGTTGCGCTTGGTAGTCAATTCAAATACTACCTCGCTCATCAATGCAGTCTTACCCAACTTCTCGATTGCTTCACGTGCAGGACGGAAGCCCGAGCGTTTAAAGTACGCAACGACCGGCAGGTCTTTAATCTCAACCGCTTTACCTTCAGCATTCTTGCCCTTCATCGAAACGACGGCGTAGAACACTTGGTTACACGTAGCAAGACGTGAAGCGAGAGTGTCTGGGTGATCTTCACCTAACTGCTCTTCTTCTGACTTACTCAAACGACCACACTTATTGCCACCGGCAGTGTCTGGGAATGCGAACTCCAAGCTAGGTGCTTGAATAGAACGGCAAGAGAACTTGCCTTCTTCTTGGTCCCAAACAGACCATTCGTAGGTGCGTACCATAGGACGGAAGTCCACGCTGTCCGAATACACGAACTCACCATCATAGAATACTTTCCACTGACCACGTGGTAGTGAAACACCTTCGTCGGTCTCTGAGTCGTAGTTGATGTTCAAACGTGCCAGACCTGTCTTTGGTTTGTCCTCATTAGTCTGACCTGTCAGAGCCATCAAGCCCTCACGATCACCGCCTTTCATTGCTTCCAACATGTTGTCGAATGCGTTTTCTGCTAAAGCTAATCCGCTCATTACGTTCTCCAATTTACTATTTAAACGTTCAATACTACATGGGTATCCGACCAGTTCGGACCCATCTTAATTTCCAACCCGATAGGCATATCGTAATGTACACCGTATCGACGTTGGCACTCATCTGGAAGAGACTGCATAGCCTCCGCCACGAGTTGGGTACAAGTATCTTCCTCTCCGGGGTAAACGTCAAGGACTATACTGTCATGAACAGTGTTACAGATGACACTCTTCATTGCAAGTTTTTTCATCGAGTTACTTAGATAG